ACGCTGATGCGCTCCGGGCAGCTGACCCATGAGCACAACCCGCTGCTGAGATGGACTTTCGGAAACGCGTCAATTGCGACCAATGGTTCCGGCTTGAAGAAGCTGGTCAAGGAGACCAAAGGAAAGAGCGTGATCAGGACCAAACGAATTGATCCAGTTATGGCGCTGGTGCTGGCGATGTGCAGGGCACGGTTCTATAACCAGGGTGACAACCTCGAAGAACGGATCCTGTCGGAAGGATGGGGCATGTGAAAAAGAACGTGATCAAGGATGCGGTTATGGCCCCGATCCCGGCGGAGATGCAACCTGGTGACAGCAGTTATCTCCTTTACTGGCCACCAATGGCGACAACCGGAACCATTACGGTTGAGACTGCAAAGAAACTGTCAACCGTGTACCGGTGTATGAACATTTTGAGCGACGATATCGCCGCGCTGCCTTTCCAGCAATTTGAGAGGCTGGAACGGGGGTCCAGACGGGTCAAACCCGATGGAGACAGCCGGAATGTGGCTTATCTGATTGAAATCGAGCCTAATAGATGGCAGACGCCGTTTGTCTTCAAAAAACGCCTGATTTTGGACATGCTGAGCATGGGGAATGCCTACATCTGGCGACCGGTGAGCACCTATCCAGAGCTTTTCCACCTGGAGGCAGGCAAAGTACGGCCGGTGTTTGACAAACACGGCAATCGATACTTCCAGGTGCTATTTGACAATGGCAAGGTAAAAGACATTCCGGACCCTGAGATCTTACACCTGATGATCAATCCGGACACAAAGGGAGTTTACGGGCGGTCAGTGCTGGGGTATGCCCAGGACACGATCAACCGGCAGATCGGAGCCAACAACTCACGGAATACATTGATGGGCAACGGCTTGCTTCCTACCGCCATTCTGAAGGTGAATGGCCAGATCAGCGAAGAAGCGCGGAACAAAGTCAAAGACAGCTACCTGAAAAGCGCCGCAGACGGGGTGATGGTGCAGGACAATGCCATCCTTGACTTCAAACAGATCACCATGAACGCGTCTGATGTCCAATTCCTGGAGAGCATCCAGGCTACGGAGACCGAGATTGCCAACTACTTTGGGCTGCCACAGTACAAGCTCAATCTGGGAAAGCAATCATACCAATCGAACGAACAACAGCAGCTGGATTACCTTGGAACTACCCTGAACCCCTACCTGGTGCAATTTGAACAGAGTGCCAGGCTGAAATGGCTGGCAACTGAGGAGCAGGATGCCGGCTTTTTCCGATTTGAACGCAAGGCTCTTATGCAGCTGGACACCAAGACACAAGCGGAATTTTTGCATACCCAAATTTTGGACGGGATTTATTCACCCAATGAAGCCAGGGCAATCAATGACCTGGAACCCTATCCAGGCGGAGATCAGCACTACTTCCCTGGAAACATGGCGGTGATCACTGAAAAAGGGCTGACCATGCCCGGCAAGGAGACGGAATGAGAACCGTTGTATGGGGTGCCCCTTGTTCTGGAAAAACTACTTATGTCAAAGACAACGCAAAAAGTGGTGATGGGATCTGTGACTATGACGCCATTTATCAAGCTTTATCCGGTCTGAAATCAAAGGAAAGAGTTGAAACCTTAAATGGTTTTGTTTTGGATGTTATCGATTGTGTGCATGACGAGATTGAAAATCATGAAGAAATTGATGCCTGGATTATTACCGCGACAAAGGATATTGGAAAACGAGACCGCCTTGTTGAAAGATTTTCAGCGGAATTGGTCGTCCTGGAAGTGACTAGAGAGGAAGCCCATAGACGTTGTGATGAGGACGGAAGACCGGAAGAGTGGCATCAGTACATTGATGATTGGTTTGATGAAGTTGAAGGTCTGGACGAAGAAAACTCAATCACAGAGAACAGAAATAAGAGGTCCTTTATGGGAATGAAATTGAACAGAACTGCAGTAAAAGAAAACTCCATTGAAACCAGGCAAACCCTGGCATTTGATGCCGTGGGGAACGGTGAGGTGGAGATCTACTGTTACGGGGACATCTGGGACAGTTATTGGTTCTGGGACCCGATCCATCCACCCTTAGGATATATCACCCAGGACTCGATGAAAGAAGCCTTGGACCAGGCAGGTGGAAAACCAGTTCTGCTGCGGATACATTCCTCAGGTGGGGACATGATGGCGGCCAGCGCGATCCGGTCCATGCTGATGTCTTACCCAGGCAAGGTAACCTGCCAGATCGACGGGTTGTGCGCAAGCGCTGCGACCTATATCGCCACAGCAGGAGCAAAGGTGCAAATGCAGGACAGCGCCTTTTTCATGATCCACGACCCCTGGACGATCACGATCGGAAATGTGGATGATCACAGGGTGACGATCAGCATGCTAAAAGAGCTGAAAAAAGGGATCGTTGAAGCATACATGGCAAAAAGTACGCTTGAACAATCCCAGATCGAAAAAATGATGGCAGATGAGACCTGGATGAGCGCACAGACTGCGCTTGAGAACGGGTTTGTGGATGAGATCATCAGCCAGCCGGCATCCGCAAGAGCGGCATTAATAGCAAAGGATTCCCTGCCAGTGATGAACAATGCTTTGAAAGGATACCGTGAAGTTCCAACAGCTGTTCAGGAAATGATGCAAAAAGGATTGAATGTTACGGAGGAACCGGCAACCAGCGTGCTGGAAGATACCTCCGATACAGAGCCCGACCAGGGCAAAATAGAACGCGAGAGAGCCGTCCAGGCACTGCGCGAAAAATCTAAAAACCTCAAGGAGATGAGAGTATGACCACATTCAAGAGTGCTTACGACCTGGCTCAAAAAAGGATTCAGGTTGTAAACGAAAAAGCCCAGGAGATTGAAACCCTGCTGGGCGGCACCGAGGAAGACGTCACGACTGCTCTGGCTCTTGAGCCCGCGCTGGACGAGGCTCAAGCCGAAGCACAAAAGGCGGTCGACCTTTACAACAAACTGACCAAGGCGGGCGAGTTCGCAGATAGCGCGGCTGGTTTGTTTGTGCCTGTATCCGAGGCAGCCGCAGAAGTTGGCGCTGTCAAAACCACCATGACCCGCGAAGCATTCGACGGGATGAATTACAGTGACAAGATCGCGTTTTTGGGACGCGGTGGCAAAGTCACTGAAGAAAAGGAGTAGAAAATGCCTGATTCTTTAGCAAGTTTGTTCCCCACCCTCTATGCGGGCATCGCGGAGTTTCCGCGGCGCCAGTTTGGGATGATCAGGGCTGTCCAGGTGGATGGCCAGCTCTCCCGAGCCGCAAAGGGTCAAAGCGTGGTCTGGGATGTACCTCAGGTGAGCGGTGCAGTTGACATCGAACCTGCTGCAACCCTGCCCGCACCCAGTGCTGACGTGGCAAAATCGCTCACCTACACAATGGCATACCGAAAGGGTGTGCGCATTGCGGTGACCGGTGAAGCTTCAGAAGCAATTGGCGATGCCGCTATGGCAATCCGCCGGCAAAACCAGTATCTGCAGGCATTCGACAATCTGGCAGCCGGGATCGAAAGTTACCTGGCAGGCGTAGCGATTCTGAATGCCAGCCGTGCTTTTGGTACAGCTGACACTGTGCCTTTCACCGCATCTTCCACCAACCTGGAGTACTTCGCAAAACTGTGGGGTATCCTGGCGAAGAACGACCGCTCCAATGGCGAGCTCTCCCTGGTGCTGAACACAGCGACTGCGGAGGCGATGCGTGCCTACATGGGCATGCTGTACAAAGCCAACGAAGCTGGTGACGATGAGATGATGAAGAACGGATACCGCACGCGGGTCCAGGGCTTCAACGTCTTTGAGAGCAATCAAATCACGCAGCACACCAAAGGCACCGGTGCAAGTTATGTATTAAACGGAGCCCATGCCGCTGGTGCGACAGAAATCACAGTCAAGACCGGTACAGGAACCATCCTGGCAGGTGATGTGATCTCGATCGCAGATGAGCCTTCTGGTTCGAAGTACGTCGTCGTTGAGGGAATCACAGCTGCCGGAACGCTCAAGATCGGTGCTCCTGGTTTGCTGGGAGCTGCTGCGGATGGCAAGGCGGTCAGCATCCACCAGTACACCCCCAACCTGGCTTTTAATCAGTCAGCTCTCGGTTTAGGCTGCCGCCTGCCCGAAATCCCCAAAGAGGGTGACGCCGCGATCGACGCTACCAGCATCCGTGATCCCTACACCGGATTGGTGTTTGAGGTCCGCCGATATGCGGAGTACCGCCAGATCGTGGACGAAATCTCGATCATGTACGGCGCGATCGTTTTGGACCCAGAGGCAATCGCCATCGGGTTGAGCTAAGGCTGTCATGACTGAGGTGCAGTTTATACCCGTGACCAAGGATGGATATCGCATGGATGTCCATCCTGACGCCCTGGAAGCCTATCTCAAGACTGGCTGGGTGGTCATGAATACGAAGGAACAGACGGGAGGTGGTCCAACTCTGAAGGACACCACCGCCGAGTCTGGCCAAAAGAAAGCGGCCAAAAAGGCTGAGGTGAAATGAGATGAGCATCCTGACCCCGACTGAAGCAGCAACCGTTTTGCGCTGCGAAACTGATGATCAGAACATGCTGGATCTGCTGGACCAGGTGGACGCGTACATTGAAAACGCGACCGGGTGGTTGTGGACCCAGGATGCAGTGATCAACACGACTGCCAAGTCAGCAGCCAGGATGCTTTTGGTTCAATGGTATGAAAACCCAGCCCAGCTGGGATCAGAATCGGTACTGAGCTTTGGTCTGAACGCAGTTTTACTACAGCTAAAAGCTGAAGCAGTACGACTGACAGAGTTATCGGAGCTGACTACATGAAGATTGGCAATATGACCACCAACCCAGGCGAGCTACGAACAAAAATCGAGCTGGAGGAAAGAAAGTACCAGGAAGATGCCGGCGGATTCAAGCAGCTTGTAGTTGGTCAAAAGAAAATAGTGTGGTGCCGATGGATCAACGCTCACGGCGACGAAGCCTGGCAGGCTGACGCGGCAGGAGCCAGTAAGGCGGCAACCCTGCTAATGCGTTATGTGCCCGGACTGGATGAAACCTGGCGCGTACTTTACGGAAACCAGACCTGGGAGATCCGCTCGATTGATAACATTCGGGAACGGAATGAATGGCTGGAGCTGAAGGTCAGCAGGATCGGAGCCGGCTGATGAAAGCGACCCTGAGCATGCCAAAAAAACTGCAGGAGATGATGGAAACCCTGGCGACGATGGAAACGGATATCAATGCGGTAGCCGGAGAGATGCTGGATGCCGGAGCGGATGTTGTGCTGGCAGGAATGAAGCGGAGGGTACCAAAGCGTACCGGGAAGCTGCATGACAGCCTGAAAAAGGGTGAGGTTCAGCGCGACGGGAACGTTTCATTCATTGAAATTGGTTTGATCGATGCTCCGGGTGAGGTTGTGCGTTACGGCACGGTGCAGGAGTTTGGCTCGAGCAGCGTGAGCGCGCAATCGTACCTACGGGCGACGATGAAAGAGGACAAAAGCAAGAGAACCAAGGCGATGAAGTCTGTGCTCGAGAAAGAGCTTGGAGAACTGGAATGACAATCTGGACAAGGGTGAACAGTGCTTTGAGCAGCCTGGGGGTGAGGACGGCAAACGGCCGCCTGATCCTGAAAACCAAAGACGACCCCTGGCCAGACCAATATATCACTTACCAGGTGATCTCTGGCGGTCCGGAAGAGCATATTGACGATCACGAAACAGCACGGAGCTACCTGGTGCAGCTGAATTTATGGTCACGAAGTGGATTTGAAAGTTTCCCCGATGTGGAAACAGCCATGCTGGCAGCCGGTTTTTTCTTCCAGGCTGAAAGAGACATGGACTACAACGAAAAAACAGGCCATTATGGCCAAAGCAAGGATTTCCTCTATTACGAGGAGAAGGAGTAACAATGACAATCGGATCAGGAGAGTATAAGAGCCAGATCGGGCTCGACAAGCTGTATTACGCGCCGATCACAGCGGATGATGCCAGCGCATACACACCAGGCACGCCAATAGTGCTTGCCCCGGCAGCCAGCGCGAAGCTGAGCACAACCAAAAGCATCAACACACAGTACGCGGATGATGGTGTCTTTGACACATCAACCGCTGAAGGCGAAACCAAGATCGAAATCGAGGTGACGAACCTGCCGCTGGCAACAATTGCGGCATTGACCGGGAGGACGTTGAACGCGACCAACGGAATGCTGATCGAAGGCAGTGCTGCCAACGCACCGGATTTTGCGCTTAGCTTCAGAAGCAAAAAGTCAAATGGCAAGTATCTGTATGTCCAGTATCTGAAGGGCAAGTTTGAGATCGGGGATGCTGAATTTCAAACCTTGGAAGCCAACCCAGCACCCAAGCTGGCAAAACTAACCTACACCGCGATCGCAACGATTTTCAAGTTCACGACCAAGACGGGCGTGACTGAATCGGTCAAAGTAACGAAGGTGGACGAGGATGTAGCGGCATCGGCTGCACTGGTAGCTGGCTGGTTTACCCAGGTGAATATTCCGGCAACCCCGGTGTAAAGTGCTAATCGAAACAGTACCCACCCCCTTTATCCCCCTCCCCGGAGGGGGCGAGGAGAAGACAATCCCAGGAGGGGGTGGGACGCAAGCAGTCCCCAGAGGGGGTGGGACGCAAGCAGCCCCAGGATGGGGTAGCACAGGAACGGTTGCGAACCGTTCCATACGATAATCAAATGAGGAGAAATTATGACGAAGTTTGCAATTGAGTTGGTTTTGTACAACGAAGACGGTGAACCAAAAACAACCTGCCGGCAGAGTTTTGTGCCCTTCCGTCTGCTTAAAGAGGCGGTCAAGATCCAAAGCTATTTGGAGAATCTACAGGACCCGAAAAACTTGAGTCAAGAAACGATCGACAACCTGGGAGATTTCGTGGTGGCGTTCTTCGGCAACAAGTTCAGCCGGGAAGAGCTGATGGACGGCGCCGAGCTCTCGGATGTGGTAACAGTGATCAAGCAGATCGTTGCCAAACTCAACGGTGACGAAAACCCTACCCCACCTCCGGCGGAATAGAGCCGGAGGATGACAGGGGCATGCTGGAAGTTCTGCTGGATATGCAGTTGACACTGATCAAAGTATTTGGTTGGTCCCTGGCAGACATTGACCGGACAGATGCAGTGAGCCTGTTTGATCTGATAAGGCATATCGGCAAAAGTCAGGCACCGAAGACAGTTTTTGCCGATGAAGTGGAGTGGTAATGCATGTTGAATTTGATATGTCCGTTTTGTCAGATATGGCCAGAGAGCTGGAGCTCCAGGCAGAAGAGCTGGACAAAAATCTTAAAGTTGCCATTAAAGAAGGAGCAAAAGTAGCTCAACAAGGGATGAAACAACGCGTGCCAAAAGACACTCATAATCTCGAAAAAAACATCCATATCGACACAGCCAAGATCGAAAGTGGAAGTATCACAATTGAAGTTGGGTTGATGAGAAAAGGCACGTATAAAGTTGACGATGACACCGCGAGGTACGGGAATGTACTGGAATATGGAACACATGATCAACAAGCAAGATCATATATCCGGGCAACCATGTTGGAAGACCAAGATAAAATTTTTCAAGCCGTTTTCGATAGCCTCAAAAGTCAAAACGTTTTAGGAATGTCAGAGGATTCTGGTTAGGAGAGAAATGGGCAACGCAGCATCAGGAACATTGAAATTAGATGCAAGCAAGTTCACTGAGAGCTTAGCTCGTGCAACCGCTGAAATGAAGAAACTTGAATCAGGTTTCGATGCCAGTATTTCAGGTATGGGAGATTGGAAAGAATCATCTGAAGGTCTGGAAAGTAGATTACAGTCTCTCGGGCAGATGATAGCAGTTCAAAAAGAAAAAGCCAGAGTCCTTAAAGAGGAATATGAGAGAGTAGCAGACGCCGAAGGTGAAAATTCTATCCAAGCTTTGAAATTAGAGACTCAATATAATAAGGCTCAAGCATCGGTTGGAAAATACTCAAAAGAACTGGAAGATACCGAAAAAGCCCTGGGAGAAATGGGGGATGAATCGGGGAAGACCGGAAAAGAGGTCGATAAGGTCGGCGATTCCTCGAAAAAGGCTGAAAAAGAGGCGAAGAAATTTGGCGACACCCTGAAGGATCTTGGCAAGGGGGTCGGAAACACCCTGGCAGGAGTTGGCAAAGCTGTTGCTGCAGTTGGAGCTGCCTCAGTGGGAGCTGTGACAGGACTGACGGCAATGGTGATGAAATCCGCGGACGTTGCTGGCGGGCTGGGGGATCTTTCCGAACAGACGGGGTTGAG